GGGTTTGGGCCTTCGGGATGGATGCCGGATGGCTTGCCGCCGTCGAACACTTGCAGCGCCAGGTTGTGTGTGCTGGCCGCTGATACATCGTATTTGCATTCGCCGGTGAGGGGCAGGGCGCCGTACAGCGGGACTTCAATGTTGATACGCAGATCATAATGTGTTTCCTTTGGCTTCCAAACTTCGTGACCTTGCTCTTTCAGCCAATTGCGCACCCGAGCCTCGAACATCTCGCCCTGCGCCTTCTTGGACCGCCAATCAGCGTTACGGTCTGCAGAGTGACGCGTGGTCTGGTATTTGTACGCATCGGCCATAAAGAAATCAGCCCTGCGACAGTTCTTGCGACAGCGTTATGTAAGCGGCATCGATGGCGGGGTCTTTTGCGCGCAGATCCTTCAGTCGCTTGAGACCTTTGTGGATGGTAGAGTGGTCACGGTTGCCCAAGATCCGACCTATCTTGGCGTAGCTGGCATAGGTCAACTCGCGGCACAGACCGTACAGAACCAGCCGCCAGACGACCAAGTCTTGCTCACGGCACGGCGACACCAGATCGGTTGAGCTTATATTTCCTTTGCGTGCGACGGCAATGACCACTTCATGGATCGATAGAGCGACGGTGATATCTCGCAGATTAATGTGCCCGGAAAGAGCGCTTGCACCAGTTTCTTCTTGAGATTGTAAATCGGGGTTTTGAAACCCTTCACGTCCTCGACCACCCGTTGCCCAAGCTGACCCTCGGGGCCTTCTATTTTCCATTCTATGTAGGTGAAGTCCGCGATGTACTTGCATATTAATTTCCCATTGATTTCGCAGCGGTAGACCGGCTGCATTTGTAGATTTGTTATGTCGCCGGCCTCGGCGCGCGGCTTGAGCGTGTGCCAGTAGTGTTTGGCCTCGGACTGACTGTCGAATATCACGCCGTCCAGTTCGACCTTTTTGGCGTTGTACTTGCGAAACCTCATGCGACTTGACCCGCTGCCCTGGTCATAACTTTAAGTTGATGTTCCAGATTGAGGTCCAGTTCGCGGCACAGCAGCTCTTCCAGCCACAGGTTCGTAGACATTTGCTGGCGCTTGGCCTCGGCCTCGACCGCGTCTTTCACGTCGGGGTGGGTTCGCATGAATATGACTGCTTTGTTGCTCATGGCTCCGTTCCATAAATGTTACCTCTGGTACTTGTACAATTGCTAGCACGATGCTATCTGTCATGAATAGGTGAACATTAACTGAATGGGGTATGGAAAATGCTGATTAACACCAGAGACGACCATGGCGCAGAACACGGCGGCAATTACGCAGCTTATATGCGGGTCTCAACCGATGGCCAAGATGTGGCCACACAGGAACATGGCATCAAGGCTTTCTTGAATGGCGGCGACCACAAGTTAAAATGGTTTAAAGAAGAGGGCGTGTCCTCTGGCACCGATTGGCATCAACGCGCTGAGTTGCATGCGTGTTTGGATCATTGCCGCAAAACCGACGCGACTATGGTGATATACAGTGTCAGCCGTATGTCACGCCGCACTTGGGAAACACTGCGCTTTCTGGAGCAAGAGGTGAAGACCGGCCACATCAAGCTGGTGGTCGTTGATAATCCTAATCTGGATCATAACACCATTGGTTTGCTCAGTGCCGTGGCTGAGATGGAGCGCACCCAGATCAAAGCGCGCACCAAGATGGCGCTGGATCGGATCAAATCTGAGATAGCTAAGAAGGGGTCTTATGTGGCCAAGTCTGGTCGCACGATTACCAAGCTTGGGGTGCATGACAGGCTGGCAGACGCCGGCAAGGCTGGCAACGAGGCCAATCGTGCCGCTGGGGCAGGGCGCGCCAAGGATCTTTGGCCGCTGATTGATAGTTTGCGACAACAGGGCCTGAGTTATAATGCCTGTGCCGTCCAACTCGACAAAATGGGAGTGCCATCCCCGCGACGCCAGCAAAATCCTGATTTGGCCAAGAAAACTGAATGGCGCAAAAGCAGCGTGCGCAACTACTATCTGCGCGGAAAGGAAAACAACTAATGAACATAACAACCAACCACAAGGGAGGGGCGCCCAAGGAATTGCATTGGGTTAGCAACCTTTCCGATTTTGATCTGGGCAGACCCGTGACACTGCTTACAATGCAGGATTGGCCAAACCGCCCTAACGGTCCACCAGCAATTAATGGGAGTGTTGGCCAATGGATTTAGACAAAATAAATGCCGCTGACATCCGCGCCGCACTGGTCGCAGAATTTGCACACGAACTGATGACGCAAGAGTTAAAAACATGGCAAATGCGAATTGCTAGATTGGACACACCGCTGCAACGCTTTGCAAATAGTACCACAAACAGGTCCATGACCTCGCGGCTGTTGTGCATTGCGGCATTCGATGCGGCGAAAGACGCAACCTACCTTGGGGTCACAAAACAAGAGTGCGCTGAGGCGCTTGGTATAAGTTTAAACGCCGCAAGCGCAATCGTCTCGCATTACGTTCAAGAGGGCTGGGCGGTTGCTCACGAATCAAGTTCTAAGCACTTCCGGTCAAGTCGTGAACTGCTACAAATTTCAGATGATTACGCTAACAAGGTCTATGACCTTTCAACAAGCTACTTGTGGTCCGCACACCAAAAACTGATTGATTTTGACCAAATCACAACAAGTCACTTGGACTTTACAGATGATTCGAAAAGTGAATAAGATAGCAACAGGAGATGAATTATGAGTAAAGTAAACGGGAAGAAGCGGGTCAAGATAAACCAAACTGTGTACAACATGCGCACGGGCTTAATGACATTTAAACGTCGGCTTGATATTCCTATGTGGCACATCGACCATCTCAATAAATCAATTGAGGCGTTCGAGGAAATGGCCAATGAGTTGAAACGTATTCGTAATTCAAATACTCTGCGCCACTCAGACCAGTGCATGTATGCCCAGGCAACTTTAACGATGATGGCGAAACGCTTTCATCACATGATGCCCAAGGATCCACGCAGCCGAGGGTCTGAAAACCTGGAGTTTATAGACGGTCATGGATTGGTGGATAAAAGCGGTCACGCTGAATTGCTCGCCAGGGAAGACCTCAATGAACCCGTAAGAATTGACCCAGACCGGTGGTCTGATCCAAGCCCGATTTAGGGTAAATTAAGGCTAGAACAAGGACCAGACGGGTCGTCTGGTAACCGTCGGTTAGTATCTAGTCTTTGTACAAATCTCAAAAGGAGGGGTTTTCGTGTTATATCAGAAAGTTACCAACAGTTATAAAAAGCTTAGACGCATAATTAGTATTCTCTTAGAAACTACTGTAGGTGCAGAAATACAGAACAGACTGTACTGTAATACTGTACAGACTGTACAGACTGTACTGTCTGTCCTGTCCTTTCTGTTTTTTGTGTACGCGATTTATTGGATGATGATTGTTGGATGCGCGCTTTCCGACCAGTGCTATAACGATTGGGTGGGCAAGTAATCATGCCCAAACTTACCAGAACAGGCTATGAAATAGGTAGCAGTGAGGCCGGAGCGATTGTTCTACACAAGACGACGTTTCAAGACAGGATTGAAGTTCTCCGCAAACACAAGCTGGCACGGGCCGGCGTAGAAGAGCTAGACGCGATACGCAATGTTAATGCTTTGCGTCGCGGCACACACTTAGAAGCCGGTGTCGCATCTTGGGCGCAAGAGCGCTTGGAAGAGATGACCGGTGGCACTGTGGCAATGTTCGAGCCAGATGTTGCCTACCGAAAAGAAGACATGGGCATTGCATCCTCTGTCGATAGAATAATCAGGCTCAGTGACGCCCTGCATTTAGAAAAGGCGGACGGCTCTGTGGTTATCCATGAGGGCGAAGGCATCATGGAGGTCAAAACCGACTTCTACCATCACGGCAGACCGAAGCCCGAGTGGGTGATGCAAGTGATGCATCAAATGCTCTGCACTGATCTTCGCTGGGGCATCATTGCCTGCATGGACCAAGGCGGCAAACTCCATTTCTATCCCGTCGAGTTTGATCCAAACGTGGTTAACGTAATGATCCTCGCATTCGCTGAGTTTTGGGAATTGGTTAAGAGCGATGGTGAATATCCGCCTATTGCCGAAGCAGAGAAGCCGGAGTTTATAGACATCAGTGACTTGCTGCCCGAAACTAATTCGGATTTGGCCCAGCTATGTGGTGATTATCTGAAGGCTAGCGCTGAAGAACGCATGTGGAAGAAAACAAAGGAAGGCATCAGAGACGGGATTGAGCAATGCATGGACGCTTTGGGCGTTGAGCATGCAGCCCTGCCAAGCTTTGAGATTACTTCGACAACGCAAATGAAAGAAAAAAGAAAGATGGTAGCAACCGGCGAGATGGCACCATCCAGCAAATTTTCGATAAAGGAAATTAGTTATGAATAGTATAGTCACCAATCGGAAATCACTTCAGCCGCAAACGATGGATGAAGCAATGCGCTTCGCGGAGGTCATCAGCAAATCAGCGATGGTCCCTAAAGATTTTCAAGGCAAACCGGCGAATACCCTGGTCGCAATCCAGTGGGGCATGGAGCTTGGCCTTGCGCCGATGCAAGCGCTACAGAACATAGCCGTTATCAATGGCAAGCCTTCGGTCTATGGCGATGCGCTATTAGCTATGGTCAGGGCGGACAGCCGCTGCACTGGGGTTAATGAATACATCGATGGTGCGGGTGACGCGATGACCGCCGTCTGCATTATTAAGCGCGCGCATGGCGGTGAGGTGGAGGAAATCAAGCGAACATTCTCTGTTACCCAAGCAAAGCAAGCGCGGCTTTGGGGCAAGCAGGGGCCTTGGCAGCAATATCCAGAGCGCATGTTGCAGCATAGAGCGCGCGGCAACGCCATTCGCGATGGCTTCCCTGACGTCATCAAAGGCATGGTGACTGTTGAGGAAGCACAGGACATGACGCCAGTGGACATCACACCCACGCAGCAAGCCGTACAGCCACCAAAGCTAGAAGAATTAAGCAAGGCCCCCAAAGTGTTGGAGGGCGTAACTGATGCGGTTGAGGTGGTGCCGACGCAAGTCGGTAATGACGCCG